TCAAAAGTTAATGGACCTCCCTAAGGATATTACCGGAAGACTAATCAATTTTTATCCTAAGATCCGATCGAATCGGATCCGAAAGATAAGCTTGAAAAGAGATCGGGAAGGAAAGAACAGATTGTTTGCTATAGGAGATTACTACAGTCAGACGGTTCTAAAAGAAATACACGATCAATTGTTCGAGTATTTAAAGAAGATTCCGTTTGATTGTACTTTCTCTCAAGCAGATGATCTGGTCCTGAGTCTTAGTCCTGGAAGCAGTTACCATTCTCTTGACTTATCAAATGCTACGGATAGATTCCCTGTAGATATACAGGTATCTATCTTAGAGCAGATAATGGGAAAAGAGAAGGCAGACGCTTGGCGAGAAGTAATGATAGGTAGTCCTTTCGACTGGAAGGGTAAGATGATAACTTACCGAACTGGTCAACCGATGGGTATGCATTCTTCATGGCCTTTGTTTACTTTGGCTCATCATCTAGTTGTGCATTGCGCAGCTAGACGAGCTGGGGTAAAACTTAGACCAGGAATATACGTACTTCTCGGAGATGATATCGTCATCGCTGACGATAAAATCGCGGACATGTATACCTACATTATGACACACGAGCTTAAGGTAGAAATATCTCCTAGCAAATCGCACGTGTCTAAACACATGTTCGAGTTTGCAAAGAGATGGTTCTATCACGGGGAAGAAGTTTCACCTTTTCCTTTACATGCTATTCTGACGAACAAAGACAGATATTATCTGATCTATGATACGCTTAGTCTAGCATGGAAGAAAGGGTTCAAACCTCCTAACCTACTGCAACCCGGTCTATACTTCTTTGATCTTTGCACTAGCCTAGGATTCAGGTTTGATCGAATGATCAATTACCTGGACTTAAAGCTTCGATCTCTACATTTGTTACCTCCTAAAACGCAAGTTATAGGAAGTGACGTTATAGAGAGAGCTAGACAGTTCTTGATAATCAATAACATTGATAACCCTGAATTGTCGGATCTTCAAGTGGCAAAAGAATTTCTTTTGTCAGCTGGAGAGGCCCTAGCGCAAATATCCGAAGAAGAAGAGCAACGAATCCAATCTCAGATACAAGCGTACGAAAAGACGCTTATGTCTGCGATGGAGGATGTTACTCTGGAGCAAGATGACCAATCTTGGCAACAAGAGATCATGCAAATCCTCCCTCCAGTATCTAGCCTTATTAATAAGGTCCAAATACTTATGGAGGAAA